GTGTGAACCACCTTTTGTGGTACATATACCATTCACAAATGATACGTGTTCAAAACCATCATCTGAAGGTGCGATACACACTGACCATCTATCACTCGTAAATGTACATATTTCATCTGATTTCGTGTACATTTTTGCGTACGTATTGAATGTTGCTTTAGGTAATGCGTCACCTTGAAATTTCACTTTACAATTTTGTGACGTACAAATATTCGCATCATATACCCGCTTTTCAAATATTTTGTATATAGAATCATCCATTTTTGACATACCAAACCGTTTCCAATCGGGGACGAAAGTAATAGAAACGCTCGACGTAGCATTCGAATACTTTTTTATTTTGGGTGTACCACACGTTCTCATATTATCTGACCATTCTTGTGTATATATACACTTGTTTTCACCATCTTTAATTTTTATAGAAAACATCGATGAATAAACATTTGTAAGTTTTGCACCGTATCCATTACGTCCACCCACGAGACGTTTTTGTGTATCGTCATAATTTGTACTCGTGAGTAAATGACCAAACGTCAACTCCGGATTCCATAAACCTTCCTTTTCGTGCATTTTAACCGCGATACCACCCAGAGGTCCATTATTTTCAATTGTTATTTGACCAGATGTTTTATCGATGGAAACATTGAGCGACGTTACGTTTTTTGGGTACATGGAGTTTCGGTCGATCGCGTTTACTAAAATTTCATCAAATATTTTTAAAAGGGCTGGTGAATACATTACCGTTTTCTTTTCAAATGAACCGTTTTCATATACCCAATAAGGTTCCGCTACACGTGAAACGGGTCCAACGTATGAATCTGGACGCTTTAAAATATGTTCCACGTGTGTGAGTTTTTGAATACTTTCACCCATTTTATGTTATATAAAGTCGTTTATTTAAGTATCTTTTTAGTCCTTCGAACCAGTATACTAATTCATCTTTTGTTTTTGACTTGGGTTTCGAATATATATTTTTTATACGACCACACTCGCGGTCACGTAACGTTGTGATTCCAACTTTATACGAATTTATATAACATGCATAACAGACACGTTTTACATATGTACCAAAAAATTTTAGGTATATATCATTATTGATAGTAAAAATAGGTCGCATTTTTCTATATTCTCGAACAAGTATACGTTCTTCTGTCGTTTTTGTATGTACACACGGCTCTAAAGGGCATTCACATAAATAACACTCTTTTGTCCACTTAAGATTCATTTAAAAGTAAAAGGTTTTATCTTTTATATTACTCACCTAAAGTGAAGCTATACGTTCTTTTAAGTTTTATAAAGAACCACATCCTTTACTAACCTAAGTTATTTTATTTTTAGTAGAAATTAAGATGTCGCAATACTTTCTACCGACCGTGATTCAAACGAATTTTAGTGATACTAAAAATGTACTCACTAAAAAACATCAATCAAATATTCAGACTTATGATGACTGTTTACGTGTATCTAAAACTTTAAAAACGAGTAAAAAAACACCAGAGGAAATGGCAATAATACTCGATAAAATGAGAAAAAAGAAACTAGAATGTCAAAAAACAAAACCTATACAGGTCTTAGATTCTGCTCCTAAACAGGACGCTTCTGAATTCCGTAATATATGTAAAGCTTTTACATTATCAGGAAAAAAATGTACATTCAAAGCTGTATGTGGGGACTACTGTAAAAAACATAGAATAGATGATCAAATATTAGGAACGAGACCAAAAATAAATGTTTCCTTATTATAAAAAAATGTTAGATCAAGAAACACTCAGACCTGTCATAATAGCCATGGCACTTTATCTTGCAATTTCAAAAATCGTACCAGAACTTCTTAAGAAACCCACCAATATTAAATTTATTGATGATGTCGTCGCCATGCTCATTGCCCAGAGAGGCTCACTCATGTCCGGAGCCATCTTGACTGGCCTTATCACTTTCCTTACCAATTACATTAGCGACGAATTCCTGTAATACATTTTCTTTACACGTTAACATATGAGTCCTCGGATGTTCCATATACCTTACTTGCTTGGTATATGCATCTTCCATAAACTCACGTAATTGTTTTTCATTTGGTTTTCCCCATTCCATACCTTGTTGATATAAAAAATCATCTTTTACGAGTTTTTGACGTTCACAGTCTATCGTATACGGCGTTTTTATATATTCTGGTGCACCCCCATAATCCGTTATAATGACTGGTTTATTTCGCAAAGCCGCTTCTACTGCACCCATACCTATACCTTCCGAACTCGAAAAACTTACATAACAATCACCCAGGGCATGTATTTTTTCCATTTCTTCATCGGGGATAAGACCATTTATAACTTCAACGTTTGGTATTTTTATTTGAATGGGTTGTTTACATGTCGCCTTAATCAAAAGGCGTGTATCAGGTTTATTCATACGAACAAATGTTTCAATAATTTTATTAAAATTTTTCCTCGGATCCGTCACATTTCCAATGTGATAAAATGTGTATGGTCTATGATCAGGAACGTGTGCATGTATAATGTAAAAATTTGTTTCTGGAAACTGGTTTTTAAATACTTTTCTACAAAATTCACTTGGTACAGCGATTCTATCAAAAAGTTTAAATAGTTTACCGTAATCTTCGTGTACGGTTTCGGTTTCACATATAGTCATACACGTTACATGTTTGATTTTACGTTTAATTTCGGGTATTTTATCTAACCAGTATGGTACAGGTAAAGCATAAATGAATGCACGTTCACAAACAGGTATATCATTTTGAAGTTCAATGTACTGACTCCCAGGAAAAAGACCCATATATTTTTTACATTGTTGACCTATCCCACTCAAAAGAGATGGACCGATGAATAACATTTAGTATAAAGATAATCTTTCTTTTATATATATTACGCGATGGACTCTGTTAGAGAACAAATTGAAGAAGCACTTCAAAGATCAAAAATTCACAAAGAAACTGTCTATGGTATCCTTAGACAAATAGCTGATGCAATCGAACCACCAGCTCCAACCCCCGCTCCAGTACCACCAGCTCCAGCTCCAGCTCCAGTAAAGGCTCCAGCTCCAGCCCCACCAGCTCCAGCCCCACCAGCTCCAGCCCCACCAGCACCAGCACCAGAAACACCAAAGAAAAAAGTTGTTAAACGCGTGGTTAAAAAGAAGGTTGTGGAATCGAAGGAGTAAATTTATTTTTTACAAATACAAATCCACCTATTATCATAGTTATAAAGAGTATTAAGTAACGCAAGGGGTACTTTTTCTTTTTTTCCTTTTCTATTTTTTCGATATCCTCCTTATCCGGAAGTTTTTTAACGTTTACGTTAAGATCCTCTATCTTCCCGATAAGTTTATGTAACGCCTCGAGAATTTGAACTTCGCGGTTTACAGGTTTTTCCTTAACATCTATAGTTGTAACTTCGAGAACCATGTACCATTCTGCATCCGGTTGTAATGTAACATAATCCGTATCTTCTTGAAATTCATATAACTTAAAATGAAGTTTTTGTATAGATATCGGGTTAAATAAGTTTGTTTGTCTTGGGAATGCTTTCCATTGTTTATCCCTTATTATAGTATGTGCACCATGATTAAAATGTCTTTCGAGTGGTACGCGTGCTAAAATTTGGCCGTTACGTTCATCAAGTATTTGAGCACGTTTAGGTATATCTTCGCATGTTATATCAATGTACTTTGCCACACTACTTACGTGACTGTCGGAATTTGGGGTATCCTGTCCAACCTGTGTCACATAAAAATCGACTGGTTTTAGACCACATACTTGCGTCATATCTTCCAAGTGTAAATTTGATTCAAGTGTAAGATCTATACTGAACGTATTATTTGAACCATTTACAAATTTTGAATCTATAATTATATACTGAACCTTTTTAGGTAAGTCCTGGAGTGAAACCATCTTGTATTTAGTATATAAAAAAATAAACATAAATAATAGCAGTGATGTTTTCGTTTTATTCGAGTGTGTGTAATTTGTTATCATCTCGACCAAAACCTGAAATAAAAACACAGAAACCTCCATCTATAAAAATGTGTGAAAATGACTATATTATATCTAAAAATGAAGCGAATGAGATAATCATTTTAGAGGTTCCTAAGAAACCTAAGTTTACATACTTCTAATAAAATGTATAAAAAATGAAATGGACGACTACATTGCCTTACACACGTACGACTATAAACTCTCGTTTTGTCAAGCGACAAACGAACTCCCGAGTGACATGCAAAGACTCGTATGGGAAAAACTTAACGCGTACGAATCACGTGATCTCGTGTGTCCGGGAGCCCCTCAACGAGCCTCCGGAAATCCACGATTCTCAAAAGAGAGACTCGAAACTCTGGTTAACCGATGGAGAGAAAAGTGGGGCGAACCTACTCCGTGAAAGTATGAATACACTTGCGCGTGAACAAATGTGTTTAAATGATTACGAGCGTAGTGAATACGATTCATATTCACTCGTACTTTATAAATTACTTCTGGATGATCTTAAATACCAAAGACGTGAATTACAATATTCTACTATTTTCGGTGATAAATGGAGAAAAACACCCGCAAATACGAGTAATTTATTAAATATTCATAGACGTATATATGAAGTTGAGAAGAGTTGTAAAGATTTTAAAATAAAAGAACGAAAGTTTAAGAAAAAGTATTTTCAAGATGAAAACTATATTATTAAAGGTATAGATATAGAG